GTATCGTCCATCGGGTACACCTTGCCCGCGCGTTCAAGGCAGATCGGGCAGACCCGTTCATCATTCGCCGTATTCCAGCGCCAGCCCTTTACCACCCCACTGGCCGCATACACCGCATGGTTGCCCCGTGCGTACAATTCCGTCACAGTTGTGACCGCGGCGACATCCGCGCGTGGCCCACTCCACACCCTACCAACCCGCTCAATCAGATCGGTCATCTCTCCACCGCTCTTGACCCAATCCGCCACCACACGACTGACGTGCGCCTGACTGGCCATGGTCGCATCTGCCGCAAACGCTTGTGCGCGCCGCTCCGCCAGACTCAGCACCGATTGATTGACCGTATCCCAGTCCACCCCGATCGGCAGTTGGCTGACCCCGGCCCGCGCCGCTGTCGCGAGTGTCTCATCGAAGAACGGCAACACCGCCGCGTGTAACTGCTGCTGAGACGCCGCCCACGCCTCGCTCCCCACCGTGCCACTGTTCGCTTTCAGTTCTGCCGTGATGCGCGCCGCCTGACCGTCGTAGGCAGCCTGAAAGACCTGCCTCGCTTGTCGCTCGCGCTTCCGGCGTTCACTCGCATCGGGCGGCTCATCGTCCGCTTTCTTGCTCACTCGCTGGAAAGGGCTGCCCGTAGGGGAGGCGCCCGGCGCCGCACTCGGCACAGGCGCCCCCGTAAGCCGCGCGGCTTCCTCCGGGGTGTATCCGGCCGCGATCGCGGCCGACATCACCGTGAGCTGCCCCTGGAAACGTCTCAGCGCCTGGTCCTGGGTTTCGTCTTCCGGCGGTAGTCCCAGCTGCGCCCGCGCTTCGTTTTTGGACACGATCCCGCCATCGATGTGATAGCCGAGGATCGGCTTGTCGGGTGGAGACGCAACATCTTGCGTCTGTACGGTGGTATCCGTTTCGGCGGCAGAGGACGCGACCGGGCCGTCCAGATCGGGGTAGCGCAGCGTGCGCAGCTCCTGACTGGAGACGGCGCCCGCCTGAAAGTACAGCGTGTCGACTTGCGCTCCCTTCAAATTGTCTTCACTCTCGCCAAAGTTCCAGAGCCATTCCAGTTGCGGCTGTGCGAGGTCGACCTGGATGAAGCGATCGAACAGCTGTTTCAACCACACGGTGAGCGGCCCCAGCCCGCGCCGGTAGGTGATGTTCTCCTGACCCTGCGAGGTCGCTTTATTCACGTCCTCGGTGAAACCGATCTCACTCGGCGGCACACCGAATGCCGCGCACGTGATTTTCAGCATCCACTCGTCCAGGCCTGTCTCATACCGCCCGCCCTCCGTGAGCTGGTTCATCGGTGTGAGTGTGCCTTTCCAGGGCAGGAAGATAATCCGCTGCCGTGCCAGGCTATCCCCTTGGAGCTTGGCGTTCCACCATTCCTCAAAGGCGGCCACCTGCTCCGGCTGCATCAGCCCCTCGGGGGGGCTCAGCACGCCAGCGGGGATGTTGCTGTCGGTGAAATGTGCCAGGTCGAACGTCTGTTTGCGGAGCGCGGTGTTGACCCGAATGATAATCCACTCGGTGGGCGGGAAGCCGTACGGCGTAAAGCTCCGAGTCCAGCGCGGCCGGTAGACCAGCTCGTGCGGGCTAAACTCCGGGAAGTCGTCATCATTCGTGGCTTCCTCGTCGCGCTCGTAATTCGACCACGGCGTGCCGTAGAGAATCTGCTGGTACGCCGCCGTCTGCCCGCGCGCGTCGAGCAGCGGTTTCACGGTCTGCCCGTCGACGACTTCCAATCCCCACAGCCCCCCGCCCTGGTCCCTTTTCGGGTAGATCGTCAGCGCGTCGATACTGAACAGGTCGTAGAGCAGCATGCCCATCCAGGCCGAATAATCGTTCACCCGATCGGGCCGCTCAAACCACACGTCGAGCGCGTCGCAGGTGGGGTTCTCGGCGGCCTGTTCCTTCTTCCGTTTGGCCTGGACGTGATGGCTCAGGCCCTGGAGCTCTTCGATGCGGGTGGCGATGCACAGCGCGGCCACGTCGAACATGGCGGCGAGTGAGCGCAGCTGCTCGAATGGAGTCAGCTGCGGGTACTCGCGCCGCGGGGTGAGCTGGGTGTTGGCTGAGACGGGATACTGGAACTGGCGCGGCGCGAGTTGTTCAATCGTCGGCACCGTGGGCGCGAGCGGGATGCCCGGCCCGAACGCCCGACTGTGCAGCAGATTCGTTTGCAGGAAGCGATCGGCCAGCCGGGCCAGCGCGTAGGCGCGCGGGGTGAGGTCGATTACTTGCGTTCCGGCGGGGATGGTGGGCATACTACCAACCTAACTCTTTCACGGTATTTTCGAGGATGGCGGCCAGTTGCTGGCCAATCCCAAACCGATCGGCGTTGTGGACGAGACTGGCCGCGATGCTGCCCTGCTTCGTGCGCTCGCTCGCAGCCTTCCAATCGGCCAGCATCTCGACGATATCCAGCAGTGACATGCCCATAATGCCGTTCTCATAGTGCTCAGGGTGATGCGAGTTATGGGCATAGTGGTGATCGATCGTCGGCTTGGCTTCGCTCAGCGCGGCGCGGTATTCGGCACTGCCATACACTATGTCGGCCAGCTTCGTGATCAGCTGGCCATAGCCAGATTTCTCCGGCTCTTCGAGTTTACTGGCATCGTGAACGTGCGCCCGCCGCGCCAATCTCGCGGATATTTCATACAGCCGATTGGCTACCTTGCCGATATGCGCATGGGTGTCAGCGGTTGAGTCAGGCATTCGGCGGACTCCTCCGACCAGCGAACATCAGCGCAAGAAAGTCGAACATGTTGTTAGCGAGCCGCCAGCCGATCGCGAGCAAGAACCCATCGGCGATCAAGATCAGCGCAATCTGCCAGGTCAATTCAGTCGGCATTATCTTCCTCCTTCGCTACCCGCAGCGTGCTCGCCAGGCGCGCCTCGTCCAGATCGTGCGTGCGCTTGTGGGAGCACGCGACGCAGAGATACACGCGCGTGTCGTTCGCCGAGTCGAACAGCTCGACAAAGCCGGTCGACTCGTTTAGCCGAAGGCGACACTGCTCACACTGGAGCTTGCGTACGTTCGGCATCAGGCGGCCTCCTTCTTCGCGGCGTCGTAGCGCCTGAGCCATTGGCTCGCGTTCAGCCGGCTCTCAACGGCAGCGGCGAATATCGCCAGGCTCATCACCTCATCAGCAGTATGCGCCTCGTCCCACGCGCAGCTGATCAGCGCCGCCCGCTCGCGCCGGTCCCACCGCGCCCGAATGTTGCCTTGCTCAAAGAGCAGCTGCAATGCCTGCAACGCTTGCATCTTCGACTTGGCGGTCGTGACGAAGGGGACAACGGCGACATTCAGGTTTTCGACGACTGGGTCGCCGATTCCATTGCTCTCAACATAGGTCGTGCCTGGGTAGGCTTTCGTGCGTACTTCGATCGCCTGCTGGATCAGCGGGTACGGCACATGCTCCAACCGGTCGAAGGCCACGCGCGTGTAGGGTAATGCGGTCACGTCGAAGGTGTTGATGACCGTGGCATCGCGCCTCCTTCCCACATCAACGGTGGTGATGTAGGAATCCCCCGCGGCTTTCTGTGCGGGCTCAGGACAGGCCGCGGCCGCGCGATCGATATCAGCTGCGTTGAACAGCCCCAGGCCGCTCCCGATAAAGTCGCACTCATATTCGGCGGCCCACGCTTGCGCCGTGTGGTTCGGCCGCTGTGCCCGGTACCAGGCCGACTCTTCTGGCGGTATGCCGGCCGCCTGCTCCGCACCGGTGTAATAGGACGGGCATTCGTGCCAAGGGATCTGCTGGCGTACAAAGCCGTTGCCGGTCATAAAGAGTTCGTGGAACAGGTTGCCCGCGCCGTTGGGCGTGCTGCCGATCGTGAGTGACCCGCCCTGGGCAACGGCCGGGCTGATCGACTGATAGATGTCCTCAGCGTACTGGGCATAGGCGAACTCATCGAGGTACACGCGCGTCGCCGCAAAGCCGCGGCCGGTCGTCCGGTTGGCCGGAATGCTCTTGATGCGGCTGCCGTTCACGAAGCCCATTTCGCCCTCGTTTTGTTTCGCGAGTGCTGGCGCACTCACCAGGCTGCTGTAGGCCTGGTAGCAGTAGCGCAACAGATTGATCGCCAGATCTTCGCTGCGACTGACCAGCAGGATAGTTGACTCGGCCTCGTGGATCGCGGCGTACAAGGCCTCGAGTGCGAACACCAGGCTGTAGCCGATCTGCCGCGCCTTGACCGCGATCCGCCGGGGCGCATCATAGCTCGCGAGAAACGCCCGCTGGTACAGGTACGGCACGAACGGAATGCGGCCGCGCACGGGATGGACGATCGTCGCCCGCGACTCTGCCCATTCGAGCGGACTACGCCGGACGGGCCGCCGCGTGCTCAGTTGCGGATCGGCCTCAAGCCGTCTCAGCGCCAGCCGCGAGAGCAACGATCCGTGCGTACTCGTCCGCGGATAGGTTGTCCTTAAGTCGGTCAAGGAACGCCTCGATCTCGCGAACGCTCACGTCAATGCGCTCGACGAAGAGTCCGTGATGTTTCCCGATCAGCGCCAGCGCCGCCTGGCTGTCGTACAGTTCGATCCGCTCGCCTTCTTTGGTGACACTCCGACTCTTGAGCAGGTGGAGCTTGCCATTGTCGCGCGCCAGGCTCAGATTGATGTCCCCGTTGATATCCAAAAAGTCGTCCATAGATCCGCGCGCATGATCGGCCAGTCGCACCAGCACCTCGTCAGCGCTCATCGTCAGCTCAGCCAGGCGGGCCTGGACCTGGGCCTGGATGTCTGCATTTGTAGACAATCGGCTGCCTTGCTTGCGTGCCGATTGCTCTGAGTAGCCCGCGTCGATCGCCGCCCGCGTCGCATTCCAGTGTGTCAGGTAGCGCTCGACAAAAGCGAGTTGTTTCGTGCTGAGCGCCATCGCCTACCGCCACCCCAGCCACACGACGCCGATGACACGCCCCAGCCACCACGCGGCCGGCAGCAGCAGCAGCAGCAGCAGCAGCGAAGAGACGCAACATCTTGCGGCTGTACTCATGTCGTTCCCTTCAGACTCGCCCGGTGGCGTCGCCAGAGCCGATCGCGCTCGCGTTCAAACGAGCGCGGCGGTGCTGTTCCTTGTGGCGGCAGCTCGAGATCCTGCGCTTCATCGTCTGCCGAGAGCACCGCCATTGCCCCGTAGGGCACAAATCCTTGCACCTCCTCAAAGCAGTAGCCACGATCGGTCAGGCCGTACACGAACAGCCGGTTTGCGATCGGGGTGAGCTGTGCATGGATGAAGCGCTCGGTCAGCGGCACTTCCGTCACGATCCAGTCAGGATAGCGCCAGACCCAGGCGCGCTGGTGGAAGGTCGCCTTGACGCTCCCCACGCTTGAGAGGCCGAGGAGTACCCAGCCGTTCGCGCACGGGTAGGCGTCCGGCGTAGATCCGTAGGGGCTCAGCCAGGCCGGGAAC